ACGGATTACCCGAGGCTCAGATTGAGGCCATGAAAGATGAACGCTTCAACAACTGGGTAAAAGCTGTGGAAACCCCTGCTCCCGAGCCTGTAGAGCCTGAACCGGAGCCGGTAAAAGAGTACATTGAAATCAACGGCGTGAAGTACGTTAAAGCTGAGATTTAAGCATGGCCTCCAGATTTTGGGTCGGCGGAACTGCCTCGTGGGATGGTACTGCGGGTACTAAGTGGGCCACTACGTCTGGTGGTGCCGGTGGTGCTGCTGTGCCTACGAGTGCAGATGATGTGTTCTTTGATGCTGCTTCTGGGGTAGTAACCTGCACGATTGCCTCGGGGAATACGGGTGCAAAGTCTATCGACTGCACAGGGTTTACCGGAACATTAGCCGGATCAGCGGCAATCACGATTTCAGGAAGTGTGACCCTGGTAGCTGGGATGACGGTGACCTATAGCGGAACAATGACGTTTAATGCAACGGGTACGCTTACAACTGCTGGGAAGACGATTGGGCCGATAACCATTAGCGGCTCAGGCATTACGACTACCCTCGGTGATGCGCTGACATCGTCAGGTTTTCTAACTGTTTCGCAAGGCACTTTCACGACAAACAATTATGCAGTAACTGCACAAGCACTATCTTCTGGCACTAGCAATACAAGAACAATAAATTTGGGAAGCAGTACAATTACTTTAACTAATGCAAATGGAATTCTTGCAGGGACAAACACTAATTTAACATTTAACGCCGGAACATCACAGATTAATTTTACGGCGTCTGATACTAGCATTACAGGCGGCGCTGCAAGTGGAACAGGGCTGACATTTTACAATGTTGCATTTACAAGCACTAGCTCAGGAACACACTCAATAGTTGCAATTAATAGTTTTAACAACTTATCTGTTACTGCCCCATCATCCGCTGGCGTTGCTCAAGTTACCTTTAGTTCCCGTCAAACCATCAACGGCACGCTGTCCACCACAGGCACCGCAGGCAACCGCCGTGTTTGGTTCCGCTCTTCTACTTACGGCATCGCCCAAACCCTGACCATCAACTCAGCACCAAGCCTGACTGATGCTGACTTCCGTGACATTTACGTTGTTGGCACTGCTGCGCCGATCAGTGGAACAAGAATTGGCGACCTAAGAGGCATTCGCGGGATTACAGCTTCTACACCCAAGACGGTGTACTGGGTCACTGCTGCGGGTGGCAATTGGTCGGGAAATAACTGGGCAGCGTCATCGGGTGGCGCTGCTTCAACCGATAACTTCCCGCTGGCTCAAGATACGGCGGTGATTGAGAATACAGGGTTAAATACGTCTGCGACGGTGACACTGGATAACGTCATCACTTATACAGGTACGGTAACTATGTCTACCCGTACAAATGCGATGACGCTTTCCGGATCAACGGCGTATACAGTGTATGGTAATTGGACAAATGGTTCTGGTTCAAGTATTAGCGTAACAAACACTTTGACGTTTTCCGGTCGCAACTCCCAAACCATTACAAGCGCAGGCAAGACATTTTCAGGCGCAATCACCGTCGACTCCTATGGCGGCACAGTACAGCTTGCTGATGCGCTCAGCATTGGCGCAAACAGCGTCACCGTCACCAACGGCACATTTGACACCAAGAACTTCAACGTCACTGCTGGCTCTTTGTCGTCCAGCAACAGCAACGTCAGAACGATTACGCTTGGGTCAAGTACGGTTACGACAGCATCAAACTCTCCAGTATTTACGACAAGTACAAATCTAACTTTAAATGCTGGGACATCAACGATGTCCCTTGGCGGCAATACTATTACCTTTGCTGGTGGCGGCATGACGTTTTATAACGTCACGTTTACAGGAACAACGGCGGCAGTAAAAACAATTACTGGTGCAAATACGTTCAATGATTTCACGGTCACAGCATCAGCGTCCGATGGCTTGATGCAATGCTCTATTGGCGCAAACCAAACCATCAACGGAACCCTAACTGTCGCTGGCGCTTCTGCTGTTCGTCGCATCTTTGTTCGTTCCGATACCCTCGGCACAACCCGCACGCTGACCGTCAACAGCATCTCCGCAGACGACTGCGACTTCCGTGACATTACCATTGCTGGCACTGCGGCAGGCTCTTCTCCTACTCGTGCTGGTGACTGCGGTGGCAACACTGGCATCACGTTCCCTGCACCCAAGACGGTGTATTGGAACCTTGCTGGCAGTCAGAACTGGAGTGCTACTGGCTGGGCATCATCTTCTGGTGGGTCGCCCGACATCAACAACTTCCCGCTGGCGCAGGATACGGCGGTGTTTGATGACACTGGTAGCGTAGGTTCAGTATCTGTGCAGACGTTCAACATTGGTACGTTTGATGCATCTGCGCGAACAAGTGCGATGACTTGGACTGGTAGCGGGGCACCTATTGTTTATGGCGACTGGAAATTTGGTACAGGAGTTACTTCAAGCACTACAAGCATTATTTTATTTTCGGGACGTGGAACAAGTTCAATTACTAGTAACGGCGTGACGTTCAATGGTGGTGTAACCATAGATTGTGGCACAGGCACCGTTCAGCTTGCTGATGCTCTGACGCTTGCTTCTAACCGCACCCTGACGCTTACATCAGGCACGTTTGATGCGGTGTCGTATAACGTGACAACGGGGTTGTTTGTAACATCTGGAGCTTTGCCGACTATCAAGATGGGTAGCGGCACTTGGACGCTCTCGGGTACAGGTTCCGTTTGGAACAACAACGGCGGAACTCTTTACAAAGGCACTGCAAACATCATATTGTCCGATACAAGCACCACTGCCCGAACATTTTTTGGCGCAAACTTGTCATACAATAAACTCACCATCGGTGGCGCAACAGGCACATCCACGCTGACCATCGGTGGCAGCAACCAATTCACCGAGCTTGCATCAACGAAAACCGTAGCCCACACCATTGCTCTCGGCACAACCACGCAAACTTTCGGCAAGTGGTCTGTCACAGGAACATCAGGCAACGTCGTTACCCTAACGGGTACAGGCACCTCTCACGTTCTCGCTGGTGCAGCAACTTCAGGTATTGACTACTTGGCAATGGGCAGCATTGGCTTTGCCGCTACCTCTCCCGGTGAGTTCTACGCTGGCGCTAACAGCACAGGAACGGCTTCTGCGCCTGTCTACAGAACTGCTACACCATCAGCAACCACACGCTACTGGGTGGGTGGCACAGGCACATGGGATGCCACAACCACAACCAACTGGTCAACATCTTCGGGTGGTGCAGGTGGTGCAAGCGTACCGACAAGCTTAGATGCGGTGGTGTTTGACACTTCATCGTCCACGGCAAATGCCGCTTATACGGTAACCATCGGAACCGGAGCCAATGTCCGCGCCGCAGCCATAACGATGGGTGGGCCGGGGGCAGGCAATAACATCACTTGGGCAGGCTCAGGCAATATGATCCTGCACGATGATTTTGACCTGACTGCGGGTACGGCAGACTGCACAAGGACGTTTACTGGAGGTATTACTTGGTCGGGATCAACGTCTGGCAAAACCTTTAACAGCAACGGCGTAACGCTAGCCTCAGCAATTACCGTAAATGGTGTAAGCGCAGAATGGACGCTAGCTGCGGCGTTGGATATAACAACAAGCTCAATGACAATTACAAACGGTATTTTTGATACTGGCAATTACAATCTAACTGTTACATCACTTAGTTCTGATAATGGAAACTCAAGAACAATAAATTTTGGTTCTGCAACTGTTGCTGTATCTGGGGCTTCCGGGCTTTCTTTTGGGACAGCAGAAACAAACAGGGCAAACATAACTTTTAATAGCGGAACTTCACAATTAAATTTAAGCGCCACGGCAACCCCACTTTCTGGAAACAACCAGACGTTTTACAACGTATCTTTTACAAGCACTACTCCCGGCACAGCTACAATTAACGGTGCTAATAGTTATAACAATTTGTCGTTTACTGGAGTCACTACGGCTGGCCTGAAGAACATCGTTCTCTCTGCTAACCAAACCATCACCGGAACCTTTACCTGCTCCGCTGGCACTAACGCCACGATGCGGCACTTTGTACGCTCTGACACTATTGGTACCACCCGCACCCTGACCTGCGCTGCTGTCTCTCTTACAGACGTTGACTTCCGTGACATTACCATTGCTGGTGCAGCGGCTCCTGCGTCGGGTACAAGACTCGGTGACTGTAAAGGCAACTCAGGCATTACCTTCGGCGCGGGGGCTAATAAGTATTGGAACCTAGCTGGCAGCAACAACTGGTCAGCAACGGGATGGGCGACATCATCCGGCGGTAGCGTAGACGCAAACAACTTCCCACTCGCGCAAGACACTTGCATCTTTGAGTCAACAAGTCCGGGATCGGGAACAACGACGACCATCAACGCTGCATACAACATCGGCACGATAGATATGTCTGACCGTACCAGCAACACGATGACGCTGGCAACAGGCACACAGACCCCAACCATCTACGGCAACTGGATCAACGGCACGGGGACTACGTTGTCAGGAACAAGTAATCTGACATTTGCTGGTCGTGGTAGTCAGACGATCACGAGTGCTGGTCGAACTTTTACCCAGCCGTTAACAATCAACACTCCGGGCGGTTCTGTGACTTTGCAGGATGCGTTTACCGGATCAAACACAGGCATCAACACAGTAAACTTGTTTGCAGGAACATTTGACGCAAACAGTTATAGCGTCACTGTTCCGACTTTTGGTGGTGCGGCGACAACTGCAAGAACGGCTGCCATTGGTTCTGGAACATGGACACTTTCCGGCTCTGGAACTCAAGTTTGGAACTTCGGGACATCCACAAACCTCACCGTTACAGGCACAGGCACAATCAGCCTGACCAATGCATCGGCCAAAACCTTTGCTGGCGGCGGCATCTCTTACTCAGGAATCACGCTTGATCAAGGCGGTGCTGGAACCCTGACGATCACAGGCAACAACACCTTCAAAGACATCACCAACACCTATAAAGGCACGGGTGCTGCAACTATTTCAATTGGCACAACCACACAAACCGTCAGTCAGTTCACGGCTTCGGGTGAGTCAGGAAGGGTGCTGACAGTACAAGGCACAAGTGCATCATCACCGGGAACGCTGGTGTTATCTACCACGACAAAACCTAATGTGGACTATTTAACGATCACAGGGGTACGCGCATACAGTCTTGAAGACACTTGGTATGCCGGAGCAAATTCAACGAATAACGGGTCTTTGGGTTGGTATTTTGAGGCAGCGCCTGCGCCGGCGGGGGCAACTGGAAACTTTTTCTTGATTTTCGGGTAAATCATGAGTGACGATCTGGATAAACGACTTTCTGTTCATGAGGCCATTTGCGCCCAACGTTATGAGAACATTGAGAAACGCCTCGGTGATGGCAGTCGTCGCATGCGACACATCGAGTGGTTGCTCTACATCACGATTGCTGCCGTCCTGCTTGGGCCTGGTGTTGCGGCCATGTTTGTCAAAAAACTGCTGGGTATCTAAATGCTAGACCTGATTGGCGGGGGCATTTTCGGCACGATCTTTGGTGGCTTGTTTCGCCTAGCTCCTGAAGTTTTGAAGTTCCTTGATCGCAAGAACGAGCGCAGCCATGAGTTGGCCATGTTCAACCGTCAATGTGAACTTGAGCAAGTTCGCGGTGCAATGAAACTTGCCGAGATCGGCGCTGAACGTGATAAAGCCATTGATACAGGCGTCATGGCAGCATTTGAGGCGGCAATCAATTCTCAGACTGAAATGGCCAAGGCTGCCGGTGGCTGGGTGGCCTCGTTATCAGCATCAGTCAGGCCTGTTATGACCTATTATTTGCTGTTGATGTATGGCGTAGTCAAGGCATGTTTCATGATTACGGCTTTTCAAAACGGTTCACCTGTTACCGAAGCGATCACAACATATTGGACAGGCGACGATGCCGCGCTTTTGGCTGGAGTGATAAACTATTGGATGATCGACCGCAGTTTAGCTAAACGAGGGCTGTGATGGGGAAAGCATTCAATTATGTGCGTGGTACTGTGGAGGAGCGCTTCTGGTCAAAGGTAGACAAAAGCAACCCGGATGACTGCTGGGAGTGGCAAGCATCGTTAGACACTCGTGGTTATGGCAACTTTGGGGTTCCGCGTAACGATGGCTCGGGGCGTTACATCATGCAAAGAGCGCACCGCATGGCTTGGGAATTTACACACGGGAAATTAAAAGGCTCTATGCAACACCTGTGCCATACCTGTGATAACCGCAAATGTGTAAACCCCGCGCATCTGTTTATTGGCAATGCTAAAGTTAATATGGCTGATTGCATTAGCAAAGGTCGGCTGAATGACCGAAGCGGGGAAAATAACCCCCGTGCAAAATTAACGGCTGATGACGTGCTTGAGATTCGTGCTTCTGATCTACCGCTGTCACAACTAGCCCAACAGTACGGCGTTGCTAAATCGGTTGTCGGTTATGCAAAGCGCGGCATTACTTGGCATGGCCTATGAATCTGGACCTTGCCAAGGAGCTTTGCAAGCGATTTGAAGGGTTCTCAGCAAAGCCTTATTTGTGCCCTGCAGGCGTTTGGACCATTGGGTACGGCTCAACCTATTACCAAAGCGGTGATCGTGTCACACAGCACGATCCATGGGTTACTAGGGAGTATGCCGAGCAATTGCTGATGCATGAGCTTGTGCATACCTATGCGCCTGGCGCAATCAGAATGTGCCCTGTCTTGCTGACCATGGCCATTCAAAACAAGGATTGGGGCAAGCTCAATGCCATCGTGGACTTTTGCTACAACTTAGGGGTTGGAAGGCTTCAGACCTCAACCTTGCGCCGCAAGATTAATGCTCAGGACTGGGAAGGTGCTAAAGAGCAGCTAAAGCTTTGGGTTCGCGGTGGGGGCAAGGTCTTGCGCGGTTTAGTCATCCGACGTGATGCGGAGTGTGCCCTGCTATGAGTTCAGCAACCAAGTCAGATCCGGCCAAATGGAAGCGCATCGTTGCGTCTGTGAAAGCATCGGGCAAAGGCGGCTCACCAGGCCAATGGAGCGCCCGTAAAGCACAGCTTGCAACCTTGCGTTATAAGCAGTCCGGTGGTGGTTACAAAGGCCCCAAAAAAGCGGATAATTCGCTTTCAAAGTGGTCAAAAGAGGATTGGGGCACAAAGTCTGGCAAGCCTTCAACTCAAGGTTCTGAGGCCACTGGCGAGCGTTATTTGCCCAAGGCAGCACGAGCAAAGTTAACACCTGCTGAGTATGGTGCAACAACGCGAGCAAAGCGTGAAGGCATGAAGCAAGGCAAGCAGTTTGTGCCGCAACCTAAGTCAATCCGAGAAAAGGTGTGGTGACATGACAGCCGCTTATGTGATGACGTATGACAACCTGGTGGCAGATGTAGCGCAATACCTCGAGCGCACTGACACTGCAACGCTTGCCAAGATCCCAACGTTTATTGGCTTAACAGAGCAAAAGATTGCAGCACGGCTGAAAATCTTAGGCATTTTGACGGTACAAACCAGCGTTGTAAACCAGAATGTCAACATCATTGATAAGCCTGCACGCTGGCATAAGACCGTATCTATGAATGTGACAGTGGCAGGGCGCCGCACGCCGATGCTGTTGCGAACCACGGAATACTTGCGTGAGTATTGGCCTGATCCAACACAGCAGGACGTGCCAAAGTTTTATGCTGATTATGACTACACGCACTGGTTGATTGCGCCGACGCCTGATGCCGCATACAACTTTGAAGTTTTGTATTACGAGCGCATCCAGCCGCTTGACTCTTTCAATCAAACCAACTGGTTTACGATTTACGCGCCTCAAGCCATGATTTATGGCTCACTTGCTGAGGCGTCCATGTTTTTGAAGAACTATGAGCAGGCGGGCATGTACCGTGCTGACTTTGACATGACGCTGGAAACGCTGACTGTTGAGAACAAACTGCGCATAGCCGACCGTCAAGCCGTTGTTATGGATAGCTAATCATGAGCTACAACAGCCCGTTTTCCGGAAACATTGTACAGCCCACGGACGTTTCGTACCGTGCAATTACCCTGTCTGCAAATACGCAACTGGAATGGCCAATCAATGGCAATGCCACAGATGATGTGGCAGCGCGGATTATGCAGGTTACGGCAACATCAGGCGGGTTATCACTTTACATGCCGCCAGCAAATCAAGCTTCAGTGGGTCAGGATGCACTCATTCGCAACATTGGTGGCACAACGTTTACAGTCAAAGACTATGAAGGCGTTAACACGATTGTGTCAATTGCCGCAGGTGAGTCAAAGTACATTTACATCACCACCAATGCGAATGAGCAGGGCACTTGGGGAATTATTGCTTTTGGTGTTGGAACTTCCAATGCTGATTCGGCAACGCTTGCCGGTTATGGCTTACTAGCCTCAGGTGCTACGTTAAATCAAAGTCATCCCACAACAAGCCTTGTTACTGGCTACACCTTTGTAGCAGCAGATCGCGCGCAGACGTATGTGTGGACGGGAGGCGTTGCCACGGCAACCCTGCCAGCAGTGTCAGTTGTTGGCAATAATTGGTTTACGTTATTCAAAAATAACGGCTCTGGTGCCGTCACAATCAGCGCGTCAGGCGGTCAGTTCATTGATGGAGCCGTCAGCAAGACTTTCAATCCTACAGAGTCAGCATTCATCATCTGTACGGGTACTGACTACATCACGGTTGGGTATGGTGTTAGTCAGACATTTGCATTTAATGTGCTGAACAAGACAGTAACGAATGGTACTTATGTTCTGACGGCATCAGAAGCTAGCAATACCATTCAAATTTATGATGGGGTGCTTGTTGGTAATGTGACGATTGAATTCCCGCCAGTGAGCAATCTTTATGTTATTTCAAATCAAACAACGGCAGGTGGCAACACATTAACCATCACAACGGGCATTATTGGCGCTGCAACTTATGTTGTTCCCGCAGGAGAGCAGGCAACCGTATTTTGTGATGGGATTGACTTTTACTCTGCTAATACAGTGATTGTTGGCGGTGCAACATTTAGCCTGGCAAGCGGCACTGCCGGTGCGCCATCACTTAATTTTTCAGCGGAAACAAACACGGGCGTTTATAGTCCTGGCGCAGGTCGGTTTGGTATTGCAGTCTTAGGCAGTCTAATTGCTGATGTTAGTGCAACAGGTCTTGCTGTTACAGGCTCAGGAAACTTTACGACAGGCATTTCAGGGGGCACCTTCTGATGACCAAGAAGGTTTTTGCACTTGATACCAAAGCAGGCATTCAACGTGATGGCACCTTGTTTGATAAGGAGTTTTACGTTGATGGCCGATGGGTCCGGTTTCAACGGGGTCGGCCTCGCAAGATCGGTGGTTACAGGCAAATCACTGACGCATTAGCAGGCCCCTCACGGGGCATTTTTGTTGTGGTGCGCAACACCTTTAACAACGTTTACAGTGGCTATTCAGATGGCTTACAAGTAGTTCCCATCAGCAATAATGGGGTGGGATCAGGCATTACTGACTTTTCCTTTGCAGGCCCTTTGGCAACGGTTGCATTGCTTGATGGTGGTTCAGGGTATACCAATGGCACGTATACGAATGTGCCTTTGAATTATCAGACGTCAGGCACTGGTTCGGCGGCCAGGGCAACGATTGTGATTGCGGGCAATACGGTCACAACCGTGACGATTACTGGGCCTGGCATCCGTTACGTTGATGGTGAGTTGCTCACGGCAAGCGATGCCGATTTGGGCGGCGGTGGAGGCTCAGGGCTGTCCATTCAAATTACGAGTATTGACTCACCCTTTGTGCCATCAGATGCCAATTCATGGCAGTTTGACACTTTCACAGATACGTTCGGATCAGGTGAAAACCTGCTGCTTGCGCATCCCTCACAAGACCTAATTGACATTGACGATGAAACCAATACAAGACTGATGGCATCAGTGATTGGCACCTCGGTGATGTGGGCTGTAGGCCTCTTTTCACAAGATGGCGCTTTAACGTCTGGCAGCGCAGTCTTCACAACGCCTGCAGTGACCTTTCAAATTGGTATTGGGCAACTAGTGAAAGGCCCTGGAATTCCAGCAGATACTCGTGTGGTCAGTGTTGTGGGAACAGCAATTACATTAAGCAACAATGCCACCGCAACCTTTGCAAGCACGACGCTGACCTTTGACAATGAAATCTCAATTTCAGGCGGTGTGGTGTCATTGCACCCGTATTGTTTTGTGTATGGCAACAATGGACTAATTAAGAATTGCTCAAATGCCAATATTGATGATTGGGTGTCAGCCGATGCGTCTGAAGCAAACGTTGCCACGGGCAAGATCTTGCAAGGCCTTCCGGTGCGAGGCGGTTCAAATTCACCATCAGGTTTGTTTTGGTCGCTTGATTCAGTGATTCGCGTGTCGTATGCACCGCAATCTTTAGGCGTTGCAGGAACGGCAAATTTTGCCGCCCCAACGTACTGGCGTTATGACATCATCACAAGTCAATCATCATTTATGTCTTCTGCTGGGGTGATTGAGTATGACGGCATCTTTTACTGGTGTGGCACTGATCGCTTTATGCTGTACAACGGCGTCACCAAAGAAATCCCGAATAACTTCAACCAGAATTATTTCTTTGACAATTTGAATTACAACCAGCGGCAAAAGGTGTTTGTATCCAAAGTGCCAAGGTTCGGTGAAGTTTGGTGGTTTTACCCTCGAGGCAATGCTCAAGAATGTACGGATGCTGTGATCTTTAACATCCGTGAAGGTGTTTGGTATGACACGGGCCTTGCCAATGGCGCGCAACGCTCTGCTGGGTACTTCTC